TAATGCCTGATATTCGTGATGTACTCAAAGGGCTAGACCCTGATAGCCGTGCTGTTTATACTGAAGTGCGGACACAAATGCGTAGAGCATATCTGTATGCTCATTCAAAAGCACTTCCTATTGAAATGTATAATCAGGAAGATGATAACTTTCTTGATATGATTGATATCAAGATCGCTATGCTCTTTGATAGAGCTGGTGTATTTAATCATGTTGAAGGTAAGCTCAATACTGACATAGCTAAGGAAGTAGAGCAGACATTGCACGCTGCTTCTGATAGCTTGGCTACTCGCATGATGAAGCAAAATGGGTCAGCATGGCCTAAGGGGAATTAAATGTTTAAAATTGAATTTGAACCAGATTACTCAGTATACAAATATCAATTATATAAAAAAGTTTATAGATGGTTTGGTTTAGTACATTCATGGGAACGTATGGCAGCTTTTGACAGTTTAGATAAAGCTAACGCTGCTTATGAAGAAGCTAAAAATTATCCTAAGGTGCTACCATGAGCGAATGGCCTAACCCAAACAACATTACCAATAGCTGGCCGCAACCTAAAGCAGCTGAAGGTTTAGTAGCTAAACCTCATTGCTGTGAAGAAGCTTCATTAAATTCTTTACAATTTTATATCCCATGCAACAATCCAGCTGTTAGCGTTGTTGGCTGGCGCGGACGTAATGATAGCCCCGTTCGCATGTGCGCTTTTTGCGCTGATCATAATGTTAAAAATCGTGGAGGTTATATTGCAGAGCCTTACACTGGTCCTACAGGAGCCGGCCAAGCATGGCCTACTGGCCCTACTCTTAATGATGTAGCTCATTCACTCAATCCTCTCGACGCAAAGTCAGAAGATGAATTGCTAATGCTTTGGCAGCAGAAGAAGGATGCTATTGAGACTGCTAAAGCTGAAGAAATGGAATTGCGTAAGTACATTGTCAGCCGTGCATTCCCGGCTAAGAATGAAGGCATGAATAATAAAGAGCTTGGTAATGGTTATGTGTTGAAGGCTGGAGTAAAGTATAACTACAATCTTGCTAGCAATGATGTTGTAGAAGATTGTCTTAATCACATTGCTAAGCTTGGTAATGAAGGTCCGTTTATTGCAGATAGACTTGTAGGATGGACCCCTAGCTTTAAGCTCACAGAATATCGCTTGCTGTGCGAAGCTAGAGACAAGGGAGAACAGCACGCTATTAATATTTTAAAGTATGTTGATACGATGCTGACCATTACTGAAGCTGCTCCTACGCTGGAGATTAAAGAGCCGCGAAAGGGAAAGAAATGAATTGGATACTCATAGCCATTACCTCAGGTATGCTGATGACAGGGCATTACGACACTGAAGAAGCTTGTCTTGGTCGCAAGGCAATGCTTGAAAAAGATAAAATCACTAATATTAAGTGTGTGGATATGCGGCTAAGCTATACCACTAGTGGTGTTTGCGTTAATTGTGCTTTAACTATCCCGAGCAATCGCTAATGGATATCCGCGACCTAAAAGCAGCTGGCGACCATGCACAAAACTTTGGTGTAAAAGCCATCGTATATGGTAGAGCCGGTACAGGTAAAACACCATTGCTCAACACAGCTCCTCGCCCATTGTTGCTAGCTACTGAAGCTGGTTTGCTGTCAATGCGCGGTAGCAATATTCCTACATACGATGCTTACACAGCTAAGCGAATTGATGAATTTTTTAAATGGTTTTTTGAAAGTGCTGAAACCAAAAACTTCGATACGCTAGGTATTGATAGCGGTAGCCAAATGGCAGACGTATATCTAAACGCAGCTCTATCTGGCACTAGCTCAAGCGGTAAGAAGGTTCACGGTATGGCAGCATATGGTGAAATGGCTACTAATACCATGAACCATTTGAGGACATTGTATTACACTCGATACAAGCATGTTTACTTAGTGTGTAAAGAAGAATTGGCTGATGTTGAAGGACAATCATTATTTAGGCCATATTTCCCCGGTAAAGTTCTGCCTATTGATGTGCCTCACTTATACGATTTTATTTTAAGATTGTATAAAGGCCCTGTACCCGGTCAAGCTGGAGAAGTCCTATCGTTTCAATGTAACGGAAGTTACAACGTAATGGCGCGTAATCGTACTGGTAATTTGGACGATTTTGAGCCTCCCCATTTTGGGGCACTCGTTACGAAAGCTATGGAAGCTCCACCTAAATTTAGTTATTAAAAATGAAAGCATACATTTATGCTGAATTTGATGCAAAGTATTACCTAAAGAAAAAGGTAAGAGAAAACGATGGAACACCTTGGGGAGAAATAGAACTAACAGAAGATGAATATTTTGCTTTTGAAAAACTTGAAATTGAATATCTGGAATGGCAAAGTAAACTTATAGAAAGGTTAAAAAATGTCTGACACTAAAGCATGTAACTTGACTGAAAGAGAAATTAAAACTTTAATTGCCGCAAAAATGAGCCAAACTTTAAATACACCAGAAGAAGCTTTAGACTTAGATGACGTTATTGACAGACTTAAGTATCTCAATTCTAGGCTTAAAGCGTTTGGCGATAAAAGCGAAACTAAAACTGAAGTAGCAGCAGGAGCATGGCCTACTAATGGCTAAGAAAGCAAAAAGCGAGTAGCTAAACGTACAGCTATTCCAATTAAAGAATGGAAAGCACTAAACGAAATTTACACACCAGCTCCAGCTTTAACCTTGTGTGGGCAATTGGAAGATGCTATTCTTTTGTTGGAAACAAGAATTTCCAATTCTATCGCTAAAATCAACTCACTGATGTAGGATTTAAAATGGATAGCACAAGCGATGAACGCACAGTAAATAATACAATGCGTCATCAGTACAAAGTTTTAAATGATCTAGAAAAGAAGCAGGTGCTGGAAATTAAAGATAAGGGTCTTGAATTTCTAGAACTGCTCAATAGGTCTCAGCCTTCTAGAGAAATGTCATTGGCTAAGACTAAGATTGAAGAAGCTGTTATGTGGGCTGTTAAAGCCATTACCAACTAAAGGATTACACTATTATGCAAGTCAATTGGCAATTTAATGCTAACCAGTATGAGCCAAATCAGGGGTTTGGTATTCATCCTCCTGCTAACAAAATTCCTTTTACCATTACTCATACTGAAATTAAACCAACAAAAAACAGCACTCCTGAAAATCCGCAAGGGTATCTTTCTATTGAATTTACTTCTCCTATTGGAGTAGTAAGAAATATTTACAATATTAAAAATGACAATCCTAAAACTGTAGAAATTGCGTATGGGCAACTTTCTGCACTATGCCGTGCAGTAGGTAGATATCAAATTGATGGTAACAATGAATGTGCGGCATTGCGTGATGCTACTGGCTTAATGGATGTTGGGTATCAAAAAGATGAACATCCTGATCCTGCTCACCCTGATAGAAAGGGCTATACAGAGCTTAAGAAGGTCTATGACCTTGCTGGTAATGAACCGGGTAAGACTGGTGCTGCTCAGCCTCAGCCCCAACCCCAACAGCAGGCACAGCCTCAGCCTCAGGGCCAGCCCATGATGCGGCAGTCGGGAGGGGGATGGGGTCAACAGCCGCAAGCTCAGCAACCTCCTCAGCAGCCTCAGGTTCAACCTCAAGGGCAAGCATGGTCACCCGGTGGTGCTGGCGCTCCTGCTGGTGGAACGCCGCCTTGGGGTAATCGCTAATAACAAGACGTATTAACTGTTAAACAAACTTGACCCTGCTAGATTGGCCGCACGATTTAGCAGGGTCTTTTTAATTGGTGAATGAAGAATGCTTGACTTATCCAATCCAGCTGACCGCGAAAAATTAGAAGAATTAATATCAGAAGATGTAAATGCTTTTTGCGAAACTTACTATGAGCAGGGGCATAGAAACCATTTAGGAGCTTCTGAGCTTGGAGAAGAATGCTGGCGCAAGCTTTGGTACGGGTTTAGATGGGTAAAGCAAGAAAAGTTTGATGGACGTATGATGCGCCTATTTAATGTAGGGCACTCTGCTGAGCCTAGATTTATTACATACCTGAGGGGTATTGGTTTTGAAGTTAAAGAATTTGCCACAACTGTTTTAAATTATCATCCTGAAAGTGATACTTATTTTTGGTCAGAAACTTTTATTCCTAGCGAAGATGGAATGCTTCAAGATGTAACAGGAACATCACATGAGATTGTTGCGTCTACTCTCAAAATACACCCTAAACAATTCCGCATTAGCGGAGCTATGGGGCATTACGGTGGCTCATTGGACGGAATGTGTAAGCCTCCAGCACGCTATCAATTGTCATCTGATCTTGTACTACTCAATGAGTACAAAACCAACAATACAGGAGCAGGATTTGCCAAAGTAGCTAGTGAAGGTGTAGCTAAAGCTAAACCGCGTCACTATGCTCAAATGTCTCAGTATGGGTACAAGTATGGTCTAAAGTATGGGCTATACATGATTGAAAATAAAAATGATAGCTGGCTAACTTTTAAAATTGTTGAGCTTGATTGGAATTTAGGAGCGCAACTAGAAAAGAAAGCTAACGATATTATTTTTTCTAAAGAACCTCCCCCAAGAATATCTGAAAACCCTGCAATGTTTAACTGCAAGTATTGTCATCAAAAAGGCATTTGTTTTGATGGTGAAATACCCGAAAAGAATTGTAGAAGCTGTAGGAATGCTTTGCCCACACAAGACGCTACTTGGTCTTGCCAACTTCATAATGCCGTGATACCTGTTGAGTTTATTAAAACTGGTTGTGAGCAATGGTTACCGATCTAGAAAAGGAAAGTCAATGACTGATTATATGGATAGACTGACAGACTGCCCTAATTGTAATAAAGAGCGTTGGGCTGGAGAACTTCACATATGCAAAGAACCAATAAACATTTTTGAATTACATGAAAAGTTTACTAAGAACTTATTTCCAGCTTATTCAAGTGAAGATGAACGCTTTCTAGCACTAGCTTTGTGTGGGGAAGCAGGAGAGCTAGCTAACATTATTAAAAAACGTTGGCGTGATGGAGTAGACTTATCTGAAGAAGCTTGCGATGAAATTGCAGATATTCGTATTTATTTGGAATTGATCGCAAAATGTTTTAACATTGAAGGAGCTAAGCTTGACGAAAGAGTAAAACAGAAACTTTTAAAAGTATCTGAGAAGCACAAAGCTAGACTATGATCCAACTTCGCTACTATCAGCAGGAAGCTCTAGACGCTCTATACAATCACTTCTTAACCGGGCAACGTGGAAACCCCTTAATTGGGCTACCAACTGGCACTGGTAAGAGCGTGCTTCCTGCTGCGTTCATTCAAGGTATCATGAGAAATTGGCCTAACCAGCGTTTCCTAATGGTCACTCATGTTAAAGAGCTAATTAAACAAAACGCTGACGAATTAATTAAAGTGTGGGGAAATGCTCCACTTGGAATTTATTCAGCAGGACTAAAACAAAAAGATACAGCCCATCCAATTATCTTTGGTGGCATTCAGTCTATGATTAAACACCCTGACTGGTTTGGCCATAGGGATATAGCTTTTGTAGATGAAGCTCACTTAGTATCGGCAGAGGAAAGCAGCCAATATCAAACGTTCTTTGCTTTCATGAAATTGATAAACCCTAATTTAAAAATTATAGGAATGTCTGCAACCCTGTACCGTATGGGCATGGGGATGATAACAGAGAATGGTTTGTTTACAGATGTTGTGTATGATAAGACTAATCTAGAAGGTTTCAACGAGCTGCTAGCACAAGGATTTATGGCACCGTTGATACCTCAAAGAACTAAAACAGAATTAGACGTTTCTAACGTTTCAGTAGTTAAAGGTGAATTTGTAGCTACTCAGTTACAAGGTGCTGTAGATAAAGCTGAGATAACATTTAAAGCATTACAGGAGCTGGTACACTATGGAAATAACAGAAGAAGCTGGCTTATATTCGCAAGCGGTATTGAACACGCTGAGCACATTGCGGAGCAGCTTGGAGCTTTTGGAATTGATTGCGCTCCCGTCCATTCGAAAAGGCCAGCCGAATATAATGATGCAGCAATTAGCGCATTTAAACAAAATCAACTCAGAGCTATTGTCAATTATGGCAAGCTTACCACCGGTTTTAATCATCCCCGAATAGATTTGATTGGAATGCTTAGACCTACATTAAGCGTTCCTCTTTGGGTGCAGATGCTAGGTAGAGGAACTAGGCCAGCAGACGGAAAAGACAATTGCTTGGTATTGGACTACGCTAGGAATACTCCTCGCCTTGGGCCTATTAATGATCCTGTAATCCCCAAAATGAAAAAAGGGGATGTTGGGGATATGCCTGTTAAAATATGTGAAACTTGCTGCGCGTATAACCATATTTCTGCCAAGCTATGTTGCCAATGTGCTGAGCCTTTCACGTTTCAACAGAAGCTAGTTTCTAAACCGGGGTCTGACGAATTAATCCGCGCTGCTGCTCATGAACCATTGCCGCAAATAGAAACGTTTAATGTTTTAAATGCTGTATACGCTAAGCATGACGGTAAGCTAGGAAAACCAAATACTTTAAAAACTACATATTACACAACAGGCTTAGCATTCACTGAATATGTTTGCCTTGAACATTCTGGAATGGCTGGTAAGATAGCTAGGGATTGGTGGAGAAGGCGTAGCCCATTGGAGCCACCAACAACCATTGACGCAGCTCTAGACCATATCCAAAATTTACGTTGCCCTAGATTTATCAGAGTGCATGTGAATAAAAAATATCCTGAGATAATTGGATGTGAGTTTTAGCAAATGAAACCTATACTAAGATCACATCAATATCATGAATTTAAAACAGCCATAGATAACGCTGTAGAAAAGCATATAAAAGATAAAGCATCTTTTCCATTTCAAAATTGTTTAAATTGCATGGAATGGGAACATGAACAAGACTTATGTGGAAAATATAATTTAAAGCCTCCTACTGAAATATTGATTTACAGTTGTCCTGATTATAAAGACGATGGTGAGATACCTTATTAATGGCTAGGCAACCTCGCTCAAACAAACAACCTCAATCTAGCCAGTTGCTAGAAGCGTTACAATTTTGCTCATGTGTTAGTGAAAAAGTAGGAGCTGCATTTGAAACCCATATTGGGCTTAAAGATAAGTGGGCCATTGCTTTCAACGGCATTGTTGCTGCTGGTAGTCCTATCGTTGAAGATATTTACTGTTATCCCCACAATATGTTGCTTATTGAAGCCTTGTCAAAATGTGACGAAAGTTTTACACTCACTCAATTAGACAACAGTAGACTAGCAATAAAATCTGGAAAATTTAAAGCTACTGTACCTTGCCTTGATCCTGAGTTGATGCAGAATGCTTTTCCTGACCCTCAGATTGTAGGAATTACAAACAAATTTAAAGAGGCTGTAGAAGCTGTAGGAGTTATAGCTAGTGAGAATGCTCAGCACGTTTTAACTGCATCTGTGCTTATGAATGGCTCTACAGTCATATCAACTAACCGCGTCATGGTGCTTGAATATTGGCATGGGTTAGACCTTCCTCCTAACGTTCCATTACCAAAAGAATTTGTTACAGCTCTAACTAAACAGAAAAAAAATTTAACAGGATTTGGGTTTAGTAATAACTCAGCTACGTTTTATTTTGAAGATGGTTGCTGGCTTAAGACGCAGCTCTATGCTGATAGCTGGCCCGATATGAATAGAATACTATCACTAAGGGGTAATCTTTGGACTATAGACCCTAACTTTTATAAAGCTCTTGACGCAGTTGAACCATTTTCAGAAGATGGTAATGTATATTTTGATACCAATCTGATTATGTCTCATGCTGAAGCTGCTGAAGGAGCGCAATACGAATGTGCAGGACTTCCTAAAGGTGTGATATACCCAATAAAACAATTGAAAATAATAAAGCCTTTCGTTAAACGTATAGATTATATGGCTGATGGGTTAAATGATAGCAGCTATTGCCTTGTGTTTGAGGGTGATGTGTGTAGAGGGATTATAGCTGGGAGACAAAAGCAATGATGATAGAATTTGATTATGGTGAAAGAAAAACATATATCAAACCACCATTAATTCGTGAGCAGTTGACTAAGCGAAGATTTTGGTTTAACAAGATAGAGTTCTATGTAGATTGGGAATACTGTACATTAGGCCCTTTTAAAACTTACAAAGAAGCTAACGACGCTATACCAAAGGAATATCTAGAATGAGTGATTTTCACACTGAAGAAAAACATAATGCTCTTTCACTGTTATTTGATAGCAGCAAGATCGAACAACGCTACAAAGAAAATGTAGACGTTCCTTATTTGGTAGTAGTGGGTAAGGAAGAAAATAGAATTGAAGGAATGTTTAGAGCTGCTGCTGAGTTAGGCAAAGGCTTTAGTGAATACAAAACTTCTGCTTTAGCTGTTATATGTATGGCTAATAGTTATGAAGAAGGTATAATGATGCACGCTGGTTTGCTACCTGTAAAAGTACAAGGTATGTCAGTATGCCTTGGCTGTATGAGCAAGGCTATCCAGACGTGCGAAGAACAGCTAGAGGTATTGCGCGATATTGAGAAGCTGGTTAAGGGATATGCAACTAAACTCTGATGGTTTAATAACTTTAGAAAAACGTGCAACGCTTAAGCCTTACCAGCCTCGCCAATTTATTGAGCGAGAATATTTGACTGATGCTGAAATACTAGCAAATGTTGGGAGTACGCTTTTCGTTAATGTGGAAAGCTACCCCAACTATTTTCTTATCACGTTTAAGCTAGTCAATACCAATAAATTTATAATGATTGAGTGTGGGGAAGGCAGAAGCTTTAACCCAAAGTTTTTATCATGGTTGATGCAGTCATATAAAACTGTTGGCTTTAACTCTATCAAGTTTGACTTGCTAGTAATTTGGCACGCTTACGTTTGTCAAAATGCTGGAGTTTTAAAAGATAGCGTTAATGATTTAATCGTCAGCGGATTACGTCCGCAAGAGGTAAAAGAAAAATATGGTTTCTTTACCTATAAAACTCCACACATTGATTTAATTGAAGTAGCTCCTCTTAAGGGAAGCTTAAAGCTGTACGGAGCTAGGCTTCATTGCAGAAGCATACAAGAGCAGCCGTTTCCCATAAACGACGATTTAACAGAATTTGAAATTAGCGAATTAAAACATTTCAACTTTAATCAGTTAGACATAACTGAAAAGCTTTTTCATTTTATGAAAGAGCGATTAGAGCTGAGAGAAAGCCTCAGTCAAGAATACAATGAAGATTTAATGAGCAAGTCAGACGCTCAAATTGCTGAAGTTGTATTGGCTAAAGAAATAGCCAAGTTAAACGGTAGACCATCCAAACGTCAAGAAATTGAGCCGGGTACAGTATACAAATATTCTATTCCAAGCTACATAAAGTATCAGTCTAAAGAATTAAACGATATGCTAGCCAACATACGCAAGGCTAAGTTTATTGTAGGTGATACTGGAAAAATAGCTTTACCTGAGGAGCTGAAGGCTAATGTTCGTATTGGGAATGGTATATATCGTTTGGGTATTGGTGGCTTACATAGTTCTGAGGAAAACGTACAATACAAAATTACCAATGACTTGCAAATTGTGGATAGGGATGTTGCCAGTTATTATCCTCGCCTTATCACTACTCTTAAATTATATCCCGCTAGTTGTGGGCCAAACTTTCTAGTAGCGTTTGAAAAAATCATTGCCATACGTTTAGACGCTAAAGCGAAAAAGATATTTTCCAGAGATAAAGGTTTAAAAATTGTTATCAATGGAACATCAGGTAAGCTTAGCGATATATGGAGCGTGTTCTATTCTCCAGACAACACAATTCAAATGACTGTATCAGGGCAATTAGCCCTGCTAATGTGGATTGAAATTTTAGAAGATAATGGAATACAAGTTATATCTGCAAATACAGACGGCATAGTTATGCTAGTTTCTTCTGACAAAGAAGAAACTTTAAAAAAAGTTGTAGACTATTGGGAAACTGTCACAGGCTTTACAACTGAGGAAACTCGTTACAGGAGCTATCATGCTAGGGATGTTAACTCTTATTTTGCTGTAAAGATGGACGGTAAGGTAAAGAAGAAGGGGCCTTATTCTGAAGTTGGTAGCCAGTCTGGTACTCAGCTAGATACCAACCCTACCACTTTAATTTGCTCTGATGCTGTAGAAGCATTTTTAAGCAAGAATATACCTATTGAAGAAACCATTTTAAATTGTAAAGATTTCACCAGATTTATCACAGTAAGGCAAGCCAAGTCACCGGGAGCGCACTGGAAAGGGGAGTATTTAGGCAAAGTAATCAGATGGGCATACATGAAAGGGGAAACAGGTTGTATCCAAACTGTTGCCCACAATAGCAAGGTGGCAGATAGCGACGGAGCTAGACCCTATATGGATATGCCCGAAACGTTCCCTGATGACATAAATTATCAATGGTATTTTGACCGTTGTAGAGAAATACTGGAGGAAATAGGGCATACTAAGAAAGCTAAACAGCTCCAATTCTTCTAATCCAGCGTCACCCTCGCCAAACCCCTCTGCCAAGTCAGCCCCAAGGCAGCTGCGGAACCGCTGGATAGGTCTATGACCCTGCCCCTCACCCAAGGCCCCCTGTCATTGACGCGGCAACGGACGGCCCTACCAGCCAGCCTGACAGTCACATAGGAGCGGCTAGGGCATATGCCGCGCTGCTCCTCAGCAGCTGTGCAAAGCGGTCGCGTGCGATGGGCACAGGTAAGGGCCTTACCGTCGAAACGTTCTCCAGAGGACGTTCTGTGATCGCGGTAGATGCTTGCCACACCTACCTCTTGAGGAGGTTTGGCTATACGCTTATCCCATTCATCAAAAGCATACGCTGGAGTAGCAATTAGTAATAAACTAATGCATTTGCTTAGCTGGTACATCTACACCCATAGCAACTTCATTAAGACGCTCAGAAGCTCTAACAAGGTCTTGCGTAGCCTGTTTAAGCTTATTCTGAGATACCCTTAACTGCTCCTCTTGCTTGGAAAAGTCAACACCCCCTCTCCCATCATCTGAATAAATCCGTCGAAACTGTCTAACTAATTTATCCATGATGCGACCTAGCCTTTAACTCTGCTGTTAAAACTTGTAAAGCAGCAGCAGCATTGCTTGATGCTATCGCACTCTCATGAATAGCCGACCCTAGCCTATCTGCTGCTGCAATTCTTTCATCATAACTTTCTCTTAGCTGATTTTCTAACATCTGTATACGCATATCTTTTTTTTCTTCACGTTTTTCAGATTTTAAAAGTGTCCATACCAAGACTATGCAAATTAGGCCAGCAATTCCCAACTTAAGCAATTCTTGATCCACTTGCACATTCCAACCTAAAGTTATTCAGCATCTTCAGCTTGAGCAGCAGCTGCTGCTTCATCAAATTCAGCGTCTAGCTGTATTTCGTACTGCTCTAACGCTTTTAATTGATCTAGCTGTGTAGATGGGTCAGCCTTAATCACAGCTATAATATTTGAAACAATAGGTTTCAAATCTTTGTACTCTTTTATAATTACTGGAGTAGCAGCGGACACCACATCAATAATTCCAGTAATCAGTGGAGTAGTTAGCTTGGTTGAACTTAAGAGACTGCTAATCAAGCTAATCGCCGCTGGAATAATCAGTTCCATTTAAATCACCCTATATTGAGTAAAGACGCCTTGAATAGTGGCGATAGACGCGCTCAGAGCATCGTAAGCACCAGACGGCCCAAGCTGATTAGGGTGAGTAGCCAAAAACTGTTGAAGATTGTTCCTAGCTACCCTGCCAGCGCGAATAGCAGGAATAATTAAAGCAGTAGCAGTAGGATCACGACAAACAACGTTAGCAATTTTTCGGCAAGACTTTAAACGCAGATAATTGGTAGCTGTAATTTCTAAAGCATCGAAAGTATTAGACGCAATTATCACGGCTGTAGGAGATACTGTAAATTCTCCTACTGCTTCTGCTGCTTGCTGAAGTCTAGTGAATGTAGCACAGCCGCTTAGACTGAGTGATAGAACTACAATTAAAAATATCTTTTTCATAATCAGCCCTTCGCAGCGGTAGCAGCAACTTGCTGCATAGCTGCTGCTGTAGGTGAAATTTTATCCACTGTTGGATCAACAGCCATAGCCGCTAGTGTAGAATTAGCTTGAGCATTAATATTAATCTTATCAACTCCCGGCATGTTCAAAACAGATTGAACCAATCCACCTTGGCTGGTTATTGCCGCCATAACGGACGATAAAATCATATTAACTAAACCAGCAACAGACACAATGCTTTTAGCCATCCCTGCTCCAAGCAAATCTGTTAATTGAGTTGTAGATATCATCAGTACACTTAAAATAGCTCCAACAATAGATATAATTTGTTTTGCGTTAAGGTTCATAACTTAAGCCTCATGAGTTGATAATTGACCATCACTTTTAATAATCGGTAAAGTATTCAATCCAATAAATTGAGGAAGCGTTGTACCGGCAGGCCACCAGAAACCTTGATTTAATCTGCTTATAGCGAAAGGAGCAATAGTCACAGCATCCGATTGATTACCACCTAAGCCCATCGGATTTCCGTTCTGATCCTTGCCCACAATGATAGTAATATGGCCGCCGCCTGTCCGCTTCATCGGAGCGAACGCGCCTACTGCTGGCCCGTTTAACCTAACGGCAGGCCATTTGCCAGCAAAATCTAAAGCCCAAAGGGTTTCGGTTCCCTTCAGGCCCACTTTAGTTAAAATATGATTGGCGAACAAAGCGCACCACGGAATACTATCGTGCGTATATTCCTTAGCTATGTCACCACCTTCATCATGCGCCCAATCAATAATAGCTTTATTGTCCTTAGCGCCAGCACCCTCATGCAAGCCTAATAAACTAATACCAGCTTCAACCCACAATGGCCGAGTAATCTCAAGCTGCTTAATTGTGGGCAAAGTTTTAGTTAAAGGAGCTGCGTCAATAGCTTTAGCTGTAGTTGGGCCTATTTCCCCGTCAATCATTAAGCTAGCACGTTTCTGAAATGTAGAAACTGCTGTATCTGTAGCAGAACCAAAATAACCAGTACCTTTTAAATTGTAGCCTCTAGCGGCCAATTCCAATTGGGCAGTTTTAACTAAGTCACCAGACATGCCTAGTTTTAAAGTATTTGAATTTTTAACAATCACTGCTGATATATTTGGCATTTTTACAGTCCTAAATTAATCGCTTGACTCATTGTTACTAATTTTAAATTTCCATTCGCTATGCGAGAAATAATACCATTCATAACAGTGGTAAAATTAGCTACTGAGAAACTAAGACTGTCATTATCAGAACCAACTTTATGAATAACTTCAATTCCTAAACAATTGTTTACGATAGCATCAATGCGATTTAAAATATCAGATGGTGTTAAACTTCCTGTTGATCCCCATGAACCTCCACCACCATTATTTATAAAGCAAGGATCAACTATTGGTAACGATTGAGAAAGTAAATTTGCGGCTACTCTCACACCTTTAAAACGTCCTCTCACCATATTCGCTAAGCTAGTGCTCCAAGCACGTTGATTTGGTGCAATAGTCTCAGCTTTAAAACCAGCAGCATTTATTCCATTGTCAAGATCACGTAAGAAATTGTTAGCTAAGTTTCTATTATTATTTAATTTATCTATCATATTGTCATTAGTGTAGGCACCTATTTCCCATCCTAGCATTTTCATTAGTGTTAAATCAGCTAAAGAAATTTGATCCCCGGAAGGTGATCCATTAGCAAGAATATTAGGATACCAAGCATAATAGGTAGCAATTGATATATTATTAGCAGACATTATATCTCGTGCTACAACTACTTGAGGATAATAGTCAAATGTTAGTGCTAGATATTTCACTTTAATTCCCTTTGAACGTTGCTATAACATCACCACCCAAATAAGCTGTTACTGTTGGTTGGTAGTTTTGCGCAGTAGTGGCAGCTACTACTCTATATCCCCAATGCAAGAAATAACGTGTAGTCGAGGTCTGATTGGACAGTAACGTAAACCCAGAACTCTCTGTTATGACAGGAGCAGCCACAGGAGAAGTGTATCCACCAATTACGCCAAACACTATTTCGTTACTTTGCGCAAGTGTGCCAGTAGAGCCAGAAGCAGGAGTTGTAGTTGAGGTAACTCCAGAAGAAGCTGAATTAACCTTATCCAGAGAGGACGCTGTTATGATACCAGTAACATACGCTGCTGCGACTTGGCTATCGCCGCTGTTCATGGCTCCTGAAACTGTAACTGTAATAGTGGCGCTCGAACTTACAGCAGCCGCATTTTCTTTGTACCAGATTTCATTAACAACAAAGGTATTTGAGTCCCATGTTGACGATCTAGCTAAAGAGTAACTATTGGTTCCGTCACTAACAGAAGAAACACTAACAGAAGCACTTCTTATGACAGAAACAGAGACCAAAGCTAAAGAACCGGAAGGAATTGCTCCTGTAGTAGTCATGGTTAACGTAGTACCAGATGAAGCCGTGCCAGTACCAATACTAACTGGAGTACCAATAGCAACTACTCCTGTCGCAGCCCCCGGCCCCGGGAAGGGCATAGTTATAGACCCTCCTCTTGCTGGAGAAATAGCAAACGCTAAAACTAAAAGGTATGCAATAAGCTTTCTAGCGATCATGACCGCACCCGCCAATTTAAACTAATGGCTCCCGGCGTTATTGATCCAGTAGTATTATTGCATACTTTGAAATTTACAGTATTAGCCGTTGCATATGATATGATAGTTAGCATACCTGTTGTAGCAGGAGTGTATCCTGTAACTGCTGTAGGATCAGAAGCAAATGAAGCATCTACAACAGAAGAAGTAGTAGCACCCGTTGCAGTATCCGTTTGTGCAGAGGTACAAGTTGCGGAAGAAATTGCACTTGTTGCAAGAGCTTTAGTACCACTTGCCACAGTATAGGAAACTGTTCCACCAGCGCCAAAAGCTACAGTAGAGCCATCTGTAGCGGTTTGCGTCATAGTATTAGAAATTGAAAGTGTTTTACTATTTGTAACAGTTAAAGTTCCGGTTGAGGCAGTAACTCCCAATCCATTAACAGTAACAGCGCCTCCACCACCACCTAAAGTTACAGCCCCTGTTGACACAGTACCAAATGCCATAGTGCCAGAACCTTTAGCATTATACGCAATATTAGTATTAGAACCACTATCAGTAGGTATTATTGAAACAGTACCACCAGTAGCGGCACCCGTTACTTTTAATCCAGCAGCTTGAGAAGCTGTCGAAGCGTCAATAGTAAAAACTGGATTAGTTGTACCATTAGGACCAACTGTAAATGCTGTTGTAGCATTGTTACGAATACCAGTAGCCGCATTAAAAGCTAAAGTTTGACTACTCGCAACAGTATTAAATACTCCGTAAATTAATGCCGCAGTTGGTGCTGCACCAAGACTTCCCCTATCATTATTATCTATATATAGTCGATCACTATTAGTTTCATAAAAACCAGCAAATGCTCCTAAATTTACATTGCCCGTCCCAGTAGAATTAGTATATCCAGAACGATAACCTATGGAAGTGTTGACTCCTCCCGTTAAACCAGTAAATCCGGCTTCTTGCCCTATATAGGTATTTTGATTACCAGAAGTATTGGTAAAACCAGCTAAATTACCAAACATACTAGAACCTAAAGCACTAGCATTATTGTTATATCCAGAGCGATAGCCAACTAAAGTTTGTCCTACTGCCCCAACACCAGTCTTAGCAGCTTCCGCTCCAATTACTGTAGCCTGTCCTGCTGCTGCTGCAAATACATTGTTAACACCTACATGATGACCAACATAAGTGTTATCTTGTCCTAAAATGTTATTAAATAATGCATCAACACCAATGCCCACATTAGCATTAGCAGTTGTTCCAAGTATGCCAGATTGAGCACCTAAATAAGTATTGCTATCACCTGTAGTAGTAGCATTACCAGCGCTAGTTCCTAAAAAGGTGTTAGCAAAACCTGTAGTGTTAGCTGCACCAGAAGCATAACCAATAAATGTGTTGATATCCCCACTGTGCGCTCCACAAGCACTAGGTACAATAGCTGCTGCTGCATTGAAACCTATATATAAGCTACAAGCTGTAGAGTTTGCCCAAAATTGAGCACCTAAAACAGTAATACCAGCAGCATTGTTAAATGTATTTGTTCCTGTCCAAACATTATTAGATGCTAATAAAGATGATCCGCTAGCACTTATAATATTTCCAGTGCATAATAAACCAGTTCCACAAGCAATATCGCCAGTCATTCCGCCTAATGATGTAACACCAGAAGCAGTAGCCGAATTAGTATCAGGGGTTATTTTAATTATATAGTTTGTTGTTTTAGTTGGCTGTACTCTACTAAAAGATGTTCCAGAACCCCCACTAGTAACAGAAATAGTAACATCATTTACTCTAGTTACTGTTGCTCCTGTTGTTCCAGTGACAAAATTAGTAGGACCACTGGCACCACCACCATAAACAGTATTAACGGTAGCGGTTACTTTAGAACCATCGCTACTAAAAGTTGGCTGCTGAGTAACAGATGAAGTTAAAGTGTAACTTGGAATATTTCCTTTAACTAAAGTAACGCTTTGATTTCCACCAGCAGCACCAACCGAATTAGGATCAGTAGCTCCAAAATAAGTAGTATTCAATTGGCTACTGGCTACTCCGCCCATATTATTGTTACCAGCAATGGCAAAGCCACGCAAATCAGGAACATTAAATGTAGTAGTACCGTTTCCTCTACCCCAAGGAAAAATAATAGCTGTAACGTTAGTGCTTACGTTAGCATTAGACGCTAGCGTAATAGAGCTAGAAGTTTTAGAAATTATTGTACTAAAACCAGCAGCTAAACAAGAAACTTCTACACTAGCCCCAACCCAAAAGTTAGTAGTATCTGACAAGCCTGTTAAAGTAGGGCTACCAGAAGTACAAAAAACAGACTGACTAGAAGTTATGGCTGTAAATAATGCTGAGTAAGTAGTTCTGCTGATTTCCTGACCATATGTAAAAACATATTGATTTGGCGCTGTTAAACCAGCCCAAGGCTTAATAGTGCCAACTAAATCACCATCACCTGTGGCTGTAACAGGAGTGCTACCAGAACCAGTAGAGCTAGTAACTTGATCCCAAATAACATTACCCAGACGATCTTTAACAACTTGACGATAAGAACCGTCCCCATAAATTATAGCTCTACCTCCAGCATCTAAAACAACTGGATTAGAATTAGCTACAGTTTCCGCACTATTCTGCCAAGTGGTTTTGCGAGTAGTAGTAGACGGTATATAAAAATCTACCGTACCTGAAGTAAGCGGCTTTCCATTATTATCTAAAAATTGTGTTTTGCCTTGTGGCAAAATAGAGGCAGTTTGCGCGTAAGCTAAATGCGTGTTAGCTATAATGCACAAACACAAAAATAAAGTTTTAAAAATGGAAGCTGCAATCTTCATAATTTTAGTCCTGATATTTTTAAAGTTTCGCAACTATATCTGGATGCCTACAATACTCATTTTAGCTGCTTACGCAAAGTGGAAAATCATAGACCCTGTTGTTTTATGGTATGATCTTAGACACTACGTTAGAAGCTCTACTAAGCATAGAAGGCTTAGGACCGGGAATAAATCTTTCCAAGCTCCTGATTAATTCATCGCGGCTAGGGCCTTCAGTTGGTAAAGCATACTGAGCATATCTAGCGTTATGCTCTCTAGCCAATTTCATTTTGACAGCATCCTTTCCTACAGCTCCAACTTTAGCGCCAGCTAATGCCAGTGTAGGTATCAGCGGATAACCACCAACCATTGCGTTAGCACCTTCAGCTATACTCACTGGTAACATGGCTCTAACAGCGTCACTTTTATCAGGCATGGCAAACTGAGATTTAGAAGCTGACCGCATAGCAGTTTGGCTGCCCTCAACAATTTTATTGTGGGTATTAGCTATAGTGCGCTCATCGTTTAATTTCTTTAAAAGTGTCTCTGCTTCTTCTTTACCAAAAAGAATTTCCATTTTAGCTTTATTAAAATCAGAACGTGCGACACTTTCACCAGCCAATGCTGGATTTTTAGCAACACCCATTTCTGTATAAATAGCTGCTCTAGCGCCTTCCTTAGCCGCTTGCTGCTCATGCTCGCTCAAACCTTCAAACCACTTTTTGGTAAACGATGGGTCATTTTCCATTTTCTTAGAGCTGGTAAATATCTTATCGTGGCCTTCTCTAAATGCATCAGCAATGTGCATTTCATCGCGATAATTTTCTAATGCTTTGGCGTAGCCGGGAGAAGCTTTGTCAATGTCAGAAACTAAATCGTTTCTCACTTTCAATAATGCATGGCCTATTTCGCGTTCGCCAGCATTGCTACTCTTAGTTAAATTATAACCTTGGCGACGCAACGCCTTTTGGATATCGTGCAAATCCTCAGCACCTGTACGCAGCTCTTTGCTGTTAGTTAACCAAGTTTTTGCAGCAGCCAATGCCTGCTTTACCTCTGGTAAAGCTAATGTACTGCCTTCACTTATTTTAGACATAACACCGGGTTTTAAAATACCGTCAATGTTTTGTATTGTGTTAGTAACGTCAACAGGCTTAGCTGCTTTCACTAACGGATTGATTTGCTCCGAGCCAACTTTTTTAGACGCATTGGCTAAATCAGCAACCTTCTGAGCCAAGTCTACAGACACTCCTCCTGACGCATCATAAGCGTCAGTGATAGCACCTTTTCTGGTAGCCATTCTAGCGTCAGATGTATTTTTTAAATAATTGATTTGCGGACCATCATTAGCAAACAAATGCTGAGTATCTTGCAAAACCTTAGGAGACAAATCAGCAGGAGCTAAGCGAGGATTAGCTTTTAATTGCTTAACTACCTCTGGTAAATTCTCAGGCCCAATGCTTTCAACCAATGTACGTAAAGCTTTATTTTTAGGTAAAGCTTTAGTAACAGCTCCTGCACCGGGAACAATAGGCATAGCACTGCCAACAACCAAACCAGCCCTATCAGCTATATCTTTGCTACCTGTTATTTGTTTCAGAGGGTCTACTATACCACCTTCTACAGCTCCAGTGATAGGAGAAGTAACGGCAGACAATGCACCAAGTGCGACCTTACCAACTCCCTTATAAGGGTGGCCGGTTTCTAAATCAGCAGCGCCAGCTTTCATTAAATCTTTAGCTGCTATGCCAGCCTCAGCCATACTATCTTGTATGTTAGTTGTGGGCAGAGCAGGGCGAGGATTTGCACCACCTTTCTTATCTAACCTAGTCTGATTTAATTCATCAGAGCTTTCTTTAGATATGCCGGAAATAGGAGGTTTAGGCTCAGTATTGATAATTACTCTTTTAGTGGTTTCAGGTATAGCTTCAGGCTTAACATTAAATTCAGACAAAATACTATCAACGTCAAAATTGCTCTTTTTAGCAACTGTTGACGATTTGCCAAAGCTAGATAAAACTTCATCTATATTGAAGTCAGACATTTACTGTGTTCCAGCTTCATAAATGTTATGATCTTTAGCCATCTGGAGAGTGGCTAAAAATTTTTCAGCCTTAGCTTTTTCAGAAGCGGTACCGTTTTTATACGCAGCTGCCATTTTAGTAACTAAAGCACTTCGCTCTTTTTCAGGAAGCAAATCTAACGTCAATGCCTTTTCATCAATGCCAGCAGGGAATGTACCAGAGTGCTTAATGTAGTTCTGATAATCAGTACCTTTAAATGCTTGCGGTTTTAAAATATTAACACGGTCTAATGCAATAGCATCCCTAGTCAACGCTTGTAATGCTTGGCTGATTTGTTTCTTAGGGTTAGGACTACCAGCTTCAGCTAACGTTTGAGCAGCATCAGAACGGCCAGCTAAAGGACTGTTGCCCACATACTGAGCCATCTTCTTATCAATCTCTTGGCGCAATACCGTAGGATCATTTTCAGCTTTAGTGTCCATCACTCCCCAAGCTTTAGCAGCTGCCATTAAATCATTATACTGAGCTGTACCGGGACCAGTAGCTAAACCGGGCATTAGTTTTAAAGCTTGGATTGCTGGCTTAATTGCCAATGATCTAGCTGAAGCGTTAAGCTGATCCTTGGTATAGGCTTCCTTACCCTCAGGGAACATAGGGCTAGGGCCAGCCTTAAGAGGCTCAGGGAAGCGATTGGCGAAAGTGGTAGGTGTGGCAGGGGTAGCGTCTACCGTAGGCCCTGTAGGCCCGCTGACAGCTGGCACATCGGGGCGCTGAGCCGGTAAGGCAGGGCGAGGGCGAGGCACAGGCGTAATGCCAGAAGGGCCAGCAGGCCCTGTCAGCACTTGCTGGTTATTGTTGTCATATACTGGTGTGCCGGGGGGAACTTGCAACGGCATTTCGGTAGCAGGAACAAATGCACCGCCTTTAGATGCAGGCTGTTGCACACCTTGTCTAACAATGCTGTTATCAGTAACGCTACCGGGAGTACCGTACTGCTGATTTAACTTTTCCTGTACCGTCATTCCTCTACGTAAAGCATTATCAGAAAATGCTTTAACAGACGGAGCTGCGTTAAGCTCATCCATCATGTGCTTAACAGCTTCAGGCGGCATTTTTAAAGTTGTAGCAAACCTGTTTAATCGCTCAGCCGCTTGCTGCTTAGTGATGCTAGGGTCATCACTCATAGCTGACAACTCTTGGTTCATTAAACCAAATTGAGTATTCAACAGCTCAAGCTTCTGCTTATCAATGCTAACATCATTGCTGATATTACCTTGAACAGCACTTCTAGTCTGAGCGATCTTACCAGCTACTTCCATAGGAGATACTGGTAAAGGTTGCTTGTATGATGACGTATCAGCTTCTAAACCAGCCATTTTAAAATTACCTTATGAAAATCTACCCGGTCCACTTGGGCCACCTAACGCTATTTGCCCTGATGGGGAGTACATACCTTTATAAGCAGCCCATCCACCAATATCGCTAGCAGCTTTAGATACAGAGCTACCTATACTATTATAAGCAGCAGCTTCAGCGTTAGAGCCTCCAGTTAAAGCAGTACCAGCATTTTTAGCTGCTTCAGCTCCTAAAGCTCCACCACCAGCAGCCGCAGTTTGCCCAGTATCAACTAAACTTTTAAGTCTGCTAAACGCATCAGTTTTATTAGCTCGCTGCATTTCAAAGTTAGACTTCCATTCTTGACTATTTAAACCTTTAGCAAAAGCAGCAGCACCTTTTAAAGCAGCGCCAGAGCTAGCAAGTCCTCTAGCAGCAGATGAATTAGTTACTGCCTTCTGACCTTGCGTTTCTAAAAATTTATAATAATCACTATCAAGAAAATCTTGAGGGTTTGCGCTAATAGGCTCAGTCAATTCTGAAAGTCTAGACGTTAAACGTCCACTAGCATCAGTTCCTATATCACGATAAGGAGAAAGATCACTTCTGCTTTGCTGGTACTGCTGTTGCTGCATATCAGCAACTCTCTGAGCATTCTTAGACTGTGTATCGGCAGCTTTGCTTGCTCCCCAAATAGAAGCACCAGCTCCAACTACAGCTGACCCTACTATTGCTGTTGCTACCCATGCGTTACATAAGCAAGGGTCAACATATTCAAAATCTAATTTGACCCTACTTGTAATCATTAGCCAAATCCTAATTTGGGTTGGTTAGCACCAACAAAATCTAAATATTCTTCTTCAGTGTGGGCAATAAATTCAGTCTCTATTGCGTTAACATCAGTTTCATCTGTTCCATGTATTGTAGTCCATACACAGTCTGTTAACGTATGCGCCGCACGCTTAGTACCGGGAGGAGACACAACAGTAAATGGAGCCTCAACTTCCGTCATCCCCTCCTCAGTAGTCACTAGCATCTTTCCTTTAGAGAGGATATTTAAATTTTTAAATTTGTGAATTTCCCCAACTAAAGTAACTCCAGCTGGTATGTGTAATTCCCTAGCGTAAACACCTTTAGAAAAATGATGTACTACTTTCAATTCCACTTGAGGCATAGTTTTCATAACTGCTTCAAGTGCGAAAGTCTTATTTCTTAACTCTATGTTTAAAGGAGGTAATGAATTTAAATCTGTTCCTGCTGGAATAATGCCCACACTAAGCTCCCAAGAATTGCACTGATGTAGGTGTACCCGTCCATGATACAGTATCGCTAACGGCGATAGGGATAATGATTTGCCCTGTCAAACTAATGCTAACCGTACCTCTAGTTAGCGTAATAGTAGTAGCCCCTTTAATAATTAAAGTACCGTTAGCATTGGCGGTAAATGGTGTACTGCTAACACCAACACTAACAACAGCAGGAGCAGGCTGTACCAACTGTTGAAAAAAACTATTCCAAGGCGGAATTAAAAAACCAAATTTATCTACCAACTTACTTTTTAAATTTGGTACAGGTTGTGTCATGAACTGGCTTTCTTTAAATCAATAAAGCCACCATTTAATGACATATCGTTATTGGTAGACCAACTTAATTTAAACACCCTATCTCTAGCCATACCCAACCTATTCCAAGACGGAACAACCCTATAGTCTCCAGTCTTACCCATAGATTGCTTTACAGGATTTCCGTAAGTTCTGCCTTTATCATCGGACCAACTTAAGCTAATCTCAGGTGTGTCCTCTTGATCGGTAATAGTACCCGGTAACAAATCACAATCAAAACTATTGTATGTTATTTTTTGATTGTTGTCAGTCATATGGGGAAATGTTCTAACTCTAACTATAGGCTGGTCCTCATCCATGAAAATGCTAGCTGACAATTGGAGAAGTCTACCATTTTCCCAATCTCCAACTAAATTAGCATTATAAGCAAACATGCAGCAGTTAGCTCTAGGTCTTAAAAGATTTCCGTTTTCATCGCACCAATTCCATTCATTCCACTGTTTAGTAGACAGATCATACATCCAACCCTTAGAAGCAGTAGGGAATATTAAACAATAAAAAGCATGATCTTCAATTTGAAAACAAAAACCTATAGCGTCAGCTAATGTAGAATAACTTTTAAATTCTTTAACTGTTCTAGGTGTCGATATCTCATTTAGCTCATATCCCCCACCTTGAACAACTATGCCGTTACCTTGCTGATCCTGCATAATAAAGAAAACAAAATTATCCATAGTCGCCATAGAATATTGAGCAGCGCAACCATGATTGATATACGCACCTTGAACCTGTTGAAAATAAAAGTCAGCAGCGCCAGTGCCTATCCAAACCTCAGATGTTAACTCGCCAATAAGCCAAAGTTCTCTATGTATTGTAACAATGCCCACAATAGGATCATTGAAACCAGCCTTTGCCGCTATGTCTAATGGGTCAAACGCGCCAGTAGTAGTCAGCAAAGTATAATCAGCATTTGAAACGCTGATATAGAATTGATTAGTGTCTGGAACATTAAAAATAAAAAATGTATCCAACAGAGCTACATAATCTGCCCCATAAAAGTTAGGGTCAATTATGATACTTAATGCATTAGTAGCTAAATCTATAACATACCCGTTTACACCATCTACAAAAACGCAAACTAGCCCATTATCAGAAAATATGATTTGGCTAGCTCTATCTGCTATAGCACCTATAAAAATCAATGTTTGGTCAGATGCTAAAAAATAAACGTTCTGCCCAACCACGTAAAAAGCAGTACCTAAGCTGGTACGGTAAGAGCCTCTAGCTGCTTTTTCAAATAAAGGGTCAGCGTAAACAGTTGTACCGGGAGTTAAGTAGTAAGTAACTTTAGCTGGAGCTTGAGGGTCTTTACTATTAATTTCGGCATAGAGATTTACGCACTCTTGCCCTGATGCAATAATGCTTTTTCCGTCATATGGTGCGCTTATAAGTTCTACTCTCACCGCATATCCGCATTATAGATATAGAAGCCAGAGCCATTATTACGGCCAAACTTAAGTGACGCAGGCATACCCAAAGTAGGTATCTGAGCATTTTGATTTTTAATATCGTTCAATGCAATTTTAGCTAACTTACCTTGTACGGCATTTGTGGGCATTTGATAATGAGCCACTATCCTAACGCACAAATTGTAATGAATTGCTTCCTCATACTCAGGCGGCATATTAAATTCAGCGTCTAAATTAGTAGTGACGTTATTTACAGTGTATTCAAATGCTGTACCAGCTCCAACAATAGCAGTATCTAAAGTTAAAATATCGCCAATGTTGTAACCTGTTCCACCATCAGCTATAGCATCTACAGTAGGTACTCCACCGGCTACAGTAACATCTACTGTTCCACCAGAACCAAATCCAGTGACGTTAACTAATGGTACAGCAAGATATGTTCCATTAGTATAACCAACACCAGCAGTAGACACTATGCCTTCAGAAATTACTACATCAAAACCAATAGGCCCTTTAATAACTAAATGTACTTCATACTCTGATGTTGGAATAGGCCAAACGTAAACATTCCCATAAGGGAATGCACCGTCATAAAAGAAATATGCGGGCCATGAATTTAAATTTTTCAATGCTATCCTAGAGTAGTTTTCCCAACTAAAAATAGGAGTTAAAGGATAGCTAACCTCGTTTTCAACTCCACCAGAGTTTAATTGTTTAAAATAAGCAGCTTGTATATTATTAGGTCTAGCTGTGTTGTAATATTGACCGGGGCCAATTCTGTTAGATTTTAAATTGTTACCGGGAGCAGAAACTTCATAAAGATTGGGAACAATCCATCGCTTCTTTTGCCACCTATCCAACATACGGGTTAGGAGCGTAAAGCAATCATTAATGTCCTCAGGTAGTGGCGTCTGACCTACGCCAGTTACACCAGCTTCCTTAAGGCATAATGTTATGAAGTCTCTTGCTGTAGTCATAATTATTTAGCCGTAGGCCAAGGATTAGCAACAGGAGCAGCAGGAACGCTAGGCTCTCCCCTAGCAGCCTTTTCTTCTTCCTCGTTATTAACGATAACGTTGCCCACAAACATAGGGTACTTGGTATGACCAAATTCATTTATAATGTTGGGGTCTTTACCGTAACCGGGATGGGGGTTTTCAACACTCCAAGGGTGCATATTAATAGACTTTCCATCTAATACCATCTGCTCAAAAGGCAGAATTAAATCTTTAGGCTCAGGGAATGCAGTAAGAGACATTTTTTAATTTTCCTATTTTAACTATTGACAGGTAGATTAGGACGTATATAAACAAATATCAGCAAATGGAGATAAAACATGGTACAGGTTGGATATTGGGTTAACAACGTTTGGATGAATGCTGGTTCATACCCCTCAGTTGAGGCTGATAAAGTGGCAGCTGAACTTAAGTCTAGAGGTTTTGAAGTTGATATTCTATCTCAAAGTGATGACGAATGGGAATAGTAAAAAGGGGCTGGCTCATCACCAGCCCCTTAACTTATTAAATCTTGTCAGCTATCACGCACAACCACTCAGGGCGAATGTACTTAAATCCAAAAAGTACGTCCAAACGAGTAGCGAGCTGATCTGTCAACGGAAGATAATCCGTTAACATACGCATAGAGACACCATCGTAGCTAGTGCGGCTGGCTTCTTCAACTGCTTTCTTGGGCATAACCAAGTCAGCAGAAGCCATTGTGACTGCCTTCTGTGTGTAAGCCAGAGACTTACGATACACAGAGCTAGCAGGGGTAACAAGCACCATAGCCGCGCCATTGATGGGCAGAGCGTCAACAGTCTGATACTGTTGGTCAGCACCACCAGCTAAGCCACCAACCGGACCAATCATACCGGGATAAATCGGAATGGTTGTAGCGGTAGTAGCAACGTCAGCAGTAACAACAAACTGACGTAATGTACCTAAGCTCTCTTTGGTGACGCGGTTGACAGCGTTAACATTAGCAAACGTAACAATGTCACCCTTACGGAGAGTACCTGTAATGGCGTTAACAGTAATGTTACCGCCAGAGGTAGAAGTGGTTTGACCACCACCGTTAACAGTACCACCAGCACTAAATGTACCAGTAGTATGCTTAATAACAGTTTGATCGCGGAAGAAACGATCAAAGCCTAAACCAGACTTCATCATTCCACTACGGAACTGCGAGGAAATTTCCGTAACAGGATTAAGCAAGCCAGCGAGTGAGCTAACTGTGCGTGCGTCTGAAGTGGGGTCTTGAACGCAGCGCCTATCCATCATGGTAGCGCCTTGGTCGTCAAGGATAGCGTTAGCTCCCGTAAACTGATCCATTGTAGGGGAGCTAATGTTACCAGCTCCATCAGTGTTGGCAATAAGGTTACAAACACCACCTTCAGAGCCACGCATAACAGTAGAAGCAACCTTGCCGCAAAGAGCGTTAACCATCGGAGCCACAACCAGCTCAGAGTAACGGTCAATACTCATGGTGCGCTCAGCAGTAGAATACGGAGTAGCAACGTTCTTCTGACTAGAAACAGTCAGAGAAGTATACTGCTGTGTATTGTCCTGCAACTGCATCGCAGGGCCATCTGTAACAACAAAGTCAGACGGCAGACGAATGCGGAGAGTGTCACCAATCTTAGCACCGTCAATAGCGAATTGGTCATCGTACTGAGTATCCATGTTCATAATGAACAGGTTACTATTCTTAAATAACATTACAGCTTCGGCTGTAATCATATCAATAGTTAAATAAGTGTTGCTCATGTTGTTGATTTCCTAATAGTTGATTAGATTAATTTGTTTTGTGAAAAAGCAGATGCTTGAGTTCTGCAAATTGAAACAAGCTGATCAGGGTCTATTAGGAGCCGACAAAGAGGCTTTAACTTTTTAACAGCAGGGTCTTTAATCCGGCCAAGAGGATTTCCAATTATCTGTATTTAAAGATTTTTGATTTGTCAATTGCCTTTCCCATTGTTTTTTAGCAGCTTCAGAAAGCTTGCGCTTGTGTTCGTCAGATAGAGATTTACCTTTCTTAGCTGCTGCCATTTTAGCGCGAGTTTCTTCAGTAGGGCGGTAATTTCCTCTAGCTGCTACTCTCTTAGCAATCTCCTCAGGAGATTGCTTGCGACCTTTAACAAATTTAGTTCTGTGCGCTATAACTTCTTCTGATTGTTTACGTCCTTTATTTATTTGGTTTCCGCTCATTAAAATTCTACGTTTAGCTATTGTTTCTTCTGATTGAGTTTTACCAATTTGCGATTTTGACATATTTTGCCTAGCTTCATCAGTATGCTTGTAACCTCGCATACTACCGCCTAGAGGAGCCACATTGTACTCAGGCTTTAGTAAATTTCCCCAATACACTTCTCTATCATTAAGATTAGAAACATCCGTTAAAACTTCTAAAACAACAAATATAAAATTATGCTCCCCATGCTTACACCAAGCACGTTGCAGCAAAATACTATGATGATAAAAACCTCTTAAAGCTTTTCTATGCTCACGCCAGCGATAGTCTCTATCTGAGGCTTGCCCAACGTAATGTTTATCATCAATGATATTTATAATTGCATAAATGCAAATCATTCAAATTCTCACATTAAAAAGTGTGGGCACTTAGAAAAATGCCCACACTTCACTAAGCTGTCGGCTAAACCGTAATCACTTACGGTTCACTCTCTCCATTAAGGTAGAGAGCCGCGTCGTTCCAACAGCTCAATTCATTCTCCCCTGCTTACGCCGTTCCTCCATTTGCCTTGTACGCTTAGCTACATAGCTTTCCATATTTTTAGTATCAGCTTCTGTAATGGTAATGCTATTGCTGCGACTACCATTAACAGGCTCTACAGGGTCGGGCACTTTAGAAAATTTCTTAGGTTTAGGCTTTTTAGCATCTGACAATTCTTTAGAAAGCTCCACTAACTTTTTAGTTAGCTTGGTTGGCTTGTTAGCCATCCCATAAACTTCTTCTGCTATATCATCGTCAGCAGCAATCTTAGCTAACACTTCTCCCCCATTATCCAAATCGGACAAAACACCAATCACGAATGAAGGGATAGGACCAAACTGCTCAGCCATTTCATTTACTTTAATATCAAAATCCTTGTCTATCTTCTTAGCGTCTTTCGCTAAAACTTCACAGCTAGCATCAAAGTCAGCTTGTAATTGTTTTAAATCATTTACTCGCTTTTCTTCAGCAGCTATAGCTTTGGCTCTAGCTTCAATTTCTTCAGCTGTAAGCCTTTTCTCAGGGTCAGCTTCTAGCTGAGCAGTAAGCCTAGCTACTTCAGCTTCAGCTGCTTTGGTTTTAGCTGTAGCTTCATCAATACGAGCTTGCATCCTGTCTTGTTTGCGCTGAGCTTTAGCAGCAATCTTTTCTTGCTTTTCACGCTCAGCTTTAGCTTCAGCTGTTTCTTCTATTTTAGCTGCTGCATCTTCTTCATCGTCCTCTTCTTCATCATCTTCATCATCGTCCTCATCTTCAGGCTCAGCAGGAGGAGTAGCAGCTACTGTACCCTCAGTATTTTCTGGAAGATTGCCTTTAGCAATTTGCTCACGCAATTTCTTACGAGCTTCATCAGCAGAACCTTCATCGTTGTTTCCGTCATACAAAGCGTATGACAGGAGAGAACCACCATTCATTAAATGTTTAAGCATTTGTATTTACCTCAGCAGGGCTTTCAATAGGAATTTCAGGATTATCCATTTTAGGATTATCAACATTAACAACGTCAGCAACTTGTCTACTTTTAATTTCAGCTTTTACGGCGTCTCTTAAATTTAAAAATTCAGGGTTTATAGGAGGAAACGTAAGAGCTTTTTTATTATTAACTTTATCAAATTTAAAATGCTTACTGGCTTCTTCTCTTTTAGCCTCAGCGTCGTCTAAAGATTTTTCTATCTGCCCTAAATCCCAAAGGTTTAAAGCAGATAAAGGAGTACCGTTATAGTTGTCAATCATTTTAGCAAATCTTTTTTAAGCTGCTCACTTGCTCCTTAGCAAGCTTTTTAACATCGGCCATTAAAGCTTTATCGCGTTTATGTTGCTCAGCACGTTGAATATCGCGCAACGCATCTTCAGCTTTCCATTTACGTTCCCTAGCTTCATCCTTAGGACTTTCAGTAGCTTCACCAACAATCTTAACTGGCACAGCTCCCTTGCTGGCTTTGAGAGGTTCAACAGGTAACTTTGATTTCTTAGCCATGTTAAGCAGTCCTCTTGCTATCAAAATTAAAATCAATTTTTGGTGTATTTAAAATAATGGGTTTGGGTTTTTCAGTATCAGCTTTGTAAAGAATAGTATTTTCAAATTCAGTCAATCCAGCAGCCTTACCCATTTCACTAAGCTGTTGATCGTTTACACGCTCCATCAAAGCATTATAAATTATTTCCTTTTGAGCAGCTGGTGTATTTTCTCGCCCAAGGATAGTAGTCAATGCTTCAATCGCAGCAGGAATAAATTTTTCCAAATGCGCTCTCGCAAAATTGCGAGGATTGTTTTTATACTTACGCAAATCAATCTTCTGACCTTGCAAAGTAATAATACCCATACCACTAGAGCGAGCTGCTTCAAAAAAGGTAGCAGCAAATTGCCCTGCGGTCTTTTCAATAATTACGTCTGATGGGTCTACAATTTTCATTTTTTAAATTCCGGTTCATAGTCTACTGGTACAAACATATGCGTGCTGGAAAATAAAGGAAAGCCCTTATGCATTGCGGTATCACGCAAGGATTGAGGAATGTCAATGTAATAGACGGGTTGCTTTTTATATTTGCTACTATCTTTTGTAATAATGCTATCGATGCCTCTTAAACTATTTTCATCAGATCGTTTTAACAAATTTTCAATCTGCACTGGGTTAGGATTTCTCGCAGCTTTTAAACTCTCTATTGCAACTCCCGGCTTAGAACTATCAGCCATAAGCGTACTAGTCAGCGCACCATACTTCCCCGCTTGAGGATCAATTAAGCCATTGTCAATACCATATTTTAAAGCATCTTCTCTAGTGAGAAAATGACCCTTATCGTTGACAAAGCCAAAATTGTAATGGCTGATATCTTCACCAGACATAGCCATCTGTTGAAACTCAGGATACAAATGAGCAGGAATAACGTCCTGATGCTCTTGACCGGGCTTACCCTTGTAAAGACGGTCTTTATATTTTAAAGCAGGACGTAAGGAGGGAGTAGCATTTAATACAGCTCCACTCTCACTACCAGCTAAACCACCAGTACCAGCCAATGCAGATATAGCTTGTGCTTTTTCAATAATGCTATCTTGAGGAGTAGCATATACTGGAGCTATTCCTAACTTTTCACCTAACCATGTGCTATCTTTTGTGGGCATGTTAGGGGCTGGTATATCCGTAACATCCTCTCTACGCAAGCCTAAATTAGAGCCTTCTTCCATTACTTTGTTAGCACCAGTTAAAGCCTCTCTAACAACCTTTTCCGGCCACAACTGGTATCTTTGATCGTCATCACGAAACAGCTTATTGATGACGCTATTAACTAAGCTGCTAGCTCTAGACGGTTGACTAACAGGAGCTTCTACTACAGCTTCAGGAACTCCATTAAATACAGTATTATCCACTGGCAAGCTTGAGCTATTGCCAGTGATATACACTCGCCTAATTCCATCAGCTTCAGGAATTACGCTCTGAGGATCATAGTCAGTTAATTCAGCTAAGTTAGGCATTGTCTGCTCTGACATTTTCTCGTTGCAATACTCTTTGCCTAGCTATAGACAAATTAGCTCTATGCTCACCAGAAAACTTTTTTCCTTTTAAGGCATTTGAAATTTTCAAACAAGTTTCTTTTGTAGGCTTATGACCTACTTCATATTTAAACTTTTTAGCTTTGTGTTCTTCAGTTAGTTTTCTGCCTTTAAGCGCCTTAGATACTTTAGCTTTAAATTCATTACTCCAAACCATTCCCAAATTACTACCAGCTGTAGGATTTAAATTATACCCATTAGGACGCACACAGTTTAATGTGTCAATCCAATATTGTTCACGTTCAATAAGTTTTTCTTTTTCGCAATATTCTAACACTTCAAACTTAAAGCTAACGCTCCAATATTTATTCCAAGCGTTTTGAAGATATTGGTTGTCATGTTTGTTTAAATTTAAATCTGACTTATGATTGTTAAAACGTCTAGATAGATGAACTGCACTACCAACGTATATTTTTCCATCAATAGAGTTAACAATTTTATAAATTCCAGACTTAAGCATTAGCTTCAGCCTCCAATGGAGACACTTCTAAATAGCCTCCTTTTGGATTACGGACATAATGTTTACCGTCTGCCGCAAGTCTAGACCCAACTACACCCTCAAGACTATCAGGTATGCCGTTTCCGTTAGCATCCTCATAGCCCTCAGGAGCCTCAGCGGCTGGCGCTGGTACGCCTACAGGGGTGCCACCCTCATGCAGCCCCTTAAGCTCATGAGGCATGTCAGCCCCCGGCCCTCCAGCCTGTAGAGCCTCTAAAACAGCCTGCCTGATAAGCGGTGCAATCTGCTCAGCAGAGAAGGCAGGGCCAGAATTACCGATAGCTGTAATTCTGTCTGTAAGTGCCCTAAAATCTTCTCTAATTTCTGATACAGCTGTTTTAGTTTCATTGAGGGATTGATTACGCTCCTTAATTGATAATTCTCTATCCTTATCAGCCAGCTCTTTTTGCTGCTGAGCAATAATACCTAACTGCTGTTCAATCTTATTAGCAGCTTCAGTCATAGCTTGCTCAATATTGGGGTCCATTTCATCCCCTGTAATATTCTTTGGAATAATTTTGCGCCAACGCTGAGCCAACACTTGAGCTTCAGGGAAGTCCGCAACCTTCCATAGAATATCACCAGCAATACCCATGAACTCTTTATTCTGAGCAGCGATTTGAGTTAAAGCGTTAAACGCTTCCTGACGACGGGTAGCAAAGCTAGGTCCGGTATCAGAGATAATAGCATAGTTGCCCACATTAGGATTAAAGATAACCTCAACTATTTGTTGATTGTTATCGTCCTTAGCCCCTTCTTCACCAGAAGCTTTCTTCTCATACGGAGCAGTTGCTTCAGGATCAATAGTAACGTTCATTATGGTATTGTCTTTAGCTTCAATACGCATAACTCGCTTAGTGTCATAAATCTTAGGAATAAGATCAATTAAAATTTTACCAGTAAAACGAATAGCGATAGCTTGATTGTCAATAAAATGATAAGTGGCCCTGTCACCCTGACGTTGCCTAGCGTTAATAGCAACACCGGATTTAGCATTTTCGTTTTCTCCCATTTGAGCCTGATACTGGCCCGAAACCATCATCATTTCATTCTGTGCAATTTCCATCTGTTGCACATATGCTGGTGACGCTTGAGGAGCAGGCATTCTGCTAGGAGCTGGTACAGGGTTTCCATCTTCATCAATATGATTGTATGGCAAATAAGAATGGTTTTTCTTATTTGCTGAAGCATAGTAATCTTCAAAACCTTCTATGGCGGCTTGAGGAGCTGTAATAGGAGACTTAGTTTGCAACGCTCCAAACTCAACATTAGCTGAGCTATTAACGTTGTAAATACGCTGAGGATCAAGTAATGCTCTTGTATGACCCTTGCAATCCCATATGCCGTCAATTACTGTTTCTGTTCCTACCAAACGAACAATAGGAATGTACTTGCCAAGCCAAGGCTTTCTATCAACAATACGATTACCAGCAATCTTTATGTGTTCAATTTGCTCGCTTAATTCGTCTTGCTCTTTGTAAGTCCTATCTTCTTCAGGAAGATTGTTTTCGCGTGCTTTAATTTCATTAAACATAGCCTTCCCATCAGGAGGGAGTTGCGACCATTTAATAGGTCCAATTTCTTCTCCTGTTGTGGGCAATACAAAATAAACCAGCTTATCAGGCTCTATGCTTTTTCTAAAATATTCGCATACCCTAACGCTATCTTTAGTAATCCAGCCTTGATAACCATCATCGTTGAATGCAGAGTTACCTACATCTTTCCATTTAGGGTGCTTGGCTTCATACAAATCTTTAGGCATATCATCAAAGATGAAACCAAACCAAGCATCAGAACCATCAACCTCATTGATGTTTGGATCAAGATAAACTGAGCGAGGGTCTTTAATGCGGCGAATAAATATTTCTTTGTCAAAGCTACCTGTTATTTTTTCAACAGTTACTCTCCAGTATCCCCAACCCGCGTCAACTTGATATGTAGCAGCGTTATCATAAACGTTTTCAGCACAAGAATTATATTCAATATGCCTGACAACTTCCTGAAACACCTGAGCTGCTTCAAAGCTAGCTTCATCACCAACCGGACGGATATTAACTCCCGGCTTGTTCTGCTTTCCATCATTTATGATCTGTAGATTATGCTGGCGAGTTTTATTGATAGTTAAGCAGGGCCTTTCATTCTGCATTCTATCGCCAACAACCCAATTATCCCATTGGTACATATTGACGCTATCAGCATTAGCGAATTTATAATCATACTCAAAATTAATTCTAGCGTTTGCTTCCCAATCTTGACAAACTTTAAAACGCCTTTTAGCCTCCAGAAGAATTTCATTTTCTTCTTCTGTAGGAGGGGGGACTGTTGAGAATGATCTAGACCAAGCCATGTTATTTATATCCAGTAATTACAAATTGCCGCAATGGCTGGCTAGTATCGCTTTCTTTGAGCTTAAAGCTAAGCGTATCGCCAACTTTTAAATTTCCATAAATTAAATTATTTTTAGAACGACTAATCTCTATAGTTCCGTCAAATAAATCAGAAACTTTATCGCCTAAAAGTTGTTTAACTAATTCAGGATTATATGCCACTACACACTCCCCATCCATCCCCGCGATTGCTGCTGTATCGGTAACTTAGCTACATTACCCTTAGGTTTCTTAGTATCTGCTTCAGTTTTTAAAGATAACGCAAAAGTTTGGAAAGCGTCTGCACCGTGCGACCAAGGCGTATCATGGTCAGGCTCTCTAGAAAAGCTCCCTGTGTCCTCATTCACCTTATAAGCGTATCTGCTCAAGCATTGCCAGCCATCAGATGTTTTAGTCTCATCAAAATTGCACAATTCAAAAATTGTACGCGCCGCATTAATGCCCACAACTTTCTTTGACGGACGTTGAACAACTATAACTTTAGCGTTCGGAAATGCCTTCCTAGTTAGAGTAGCAATAGACCTATTAGCTAACGTTTCGTTGTCAGCGTCATGAGGCTGATAGTGAATAGAATAGTTATAAGGCTTTTTTTGAAGTTCCTCTATGTAGTGCGGTAACTTCTTAAGTCTATTTTCATAGTAATCAATGATGTTAAATTCTAAACCTACTCTTTGGATAAACCAAATAGCAGTCTTGTCAGAATGGCCCAAGTCCCATGCGGTAATGACGGGCTTAGTTGGATCATGAGGAACATGCTCGCGCCTACCATCAAGCAAAGCTTGTCTGATTTCGTCAGCATAAATAGCCCCATCTAAAGTCTGTTTAGTATGACCTTCCCAAACTTCTAAATATTTGGTAGGGTTATTTGCTTTTAACAAATTCATTTCACGCTTCAAATCAGGCGGAAACCATTTGTTATCAGAGTAATTAATTTTAACTACGTAAGCATATCGCTCCATTTCACCAGTAACTTCATTTGGTAAAAAGTCTGGAGCGTACTTTTCTTTCTCAAGTATGTATCGCTTATAAACAGCGTCGTCATCTAACTCAGGATTAAAGCTAATCCAAACCTCAGGCCCCAATCTAAATGGGCCACCTAAGCCGTCTTTACTACTCTCATGCTTACCACGAATTGTAGGCATGAGTTTATCAAGAGAAGTGTTGGACGTATTGTTAGCTTCATCAATCCAAGCAATGTCAATTTTAGCTAATGACTTAATCGAATTAATTTTGTGACGCAAACCAGAAAACAAAAATCTAGAACCTGTAAGAGTACAAGTAATGGATTTGTCTTTAACGTCAAATGCCCATCCTAATTCATAATGGTCTATGTAGTTTTCAATTGTAGATTTTACGCTTTCCTCAAGAGAGTTTTGAATTTCACGTAAGCATAATATTCGCAATTTCATTTTCATTGCAAATATAATTAAAGCAATAGCATACCCATCAGTCTTACCAGCCCCACGGCCACCATAACCAATTTTTAAACGAGCTGGCTCAAATAGGAAAGAAAGTTTCTCATTAAATTCTATAGTCATTGCTTCGGCCATGATGCGCTCCATCCTGACCTACCATTAGCTTCTTTATATTTTTCTTTACGTTTAACCCAAGCCAATCTCATACTTTCTTTAGTTTGTTTTGTTTTTCCTTTTAACGAGGCTGCTCTTTTAGCTACACATTCAGCAGACTGCACTTTTCCTATTTGAGATATTTTATTAGCTTCGCCAATTTTACGTTTTGTTTCATCTGAGTGAGCGCGTCTAATTCCTAAGTTACTGTTAGGGATTTTGCGCTTGTTATACCCAAATTCAGGTTTGTAACTTTCAAAATAATTTATCCAAATTTGTTCTCTAACCAATAATTTAGTTTTATCAATCACATATTCTAAAATTTCAAACCTAAAATTTTCAGCCCCATATTTATCATGAGCAGATTGTAAATGTTTATTGGGCTGCTTACCATATTTTAAACCTGATTTATGAACAGCTAATCTAGTATAAACATCAACAGCACTACCAATGTAGCATTTGTTGTTTACTACATTGGTTATTTTATAAATGGCTGACTTAAATTCAATCTCCATAACATTACTGCTGATAGCCCCAAGAGTTAACATCAACAGCCGTAGCTGTACCGTTTGCTGTTGTAGTAACAGTTATGGCTGTGTTAGTCGCGCTAGCTGGAATGCAAGGATTAAATGTTGCAGCAGCTACAGTCTTACCAACAGTTGCTGAGTTAACATCAGTTTGATAAACCTGAGAACTTCCAACCAAACCAGCTATAGTAACGGGACCAACAGTAGCCGTTCCACCTATAGCTTGAACATTAAATCCGCAAATAAAAGTAGTCTTACCTGTAGCAGCAGCTAATGTACCAACTACAGCACCTGTAGTACCAACAGCGTTACCTGTGATGCCTCCACCGGGAGGTTGTGAAATTACAGGCAATGGGCTATTTTCACCAACCCCAATGCAATTTCCAGCACTGTCTGATGTATTATAACAAGGATTTCTAGAGGTTTGTGCTTCAGCTACAGTAGCAAAAAGCAAAGCAATTAAAATTAAAAAATATTTCATATGTCACCTAAAAAGTTGCCAGCCCCTTTTGGGAGCTGGCAAGTCAGGGAGGAACTTAGGCAGATAAATTACGATACCAAGTACAAGCACCGGCAGAAGTAACCTTAACGCACTTGTAAATAGCATTTTTACTAGCAGTTTGAGCTAATACAGCATCAGCAGCACTAGGAAAAATAGTGTCGCCTACCGCTGGAAATACACCTAAGGCATTGGCGCTAAGATTAGCAATAAATACTTCCGCACCAGCGTAACCCTTAGGTAAAGTAACAGCATCGTTAGCGTTAGCTGTAGTAATAGCCGCGCTAGCTGCTGTGATAGGAGTACCGCCAGCTTGAGTTTGAGTTGTGCTGGCAGTAGCAGTTTGAATAGAAGTTAAAAAGTTGGTAACTGCATTAGCCCAACTTCCGGGTAGCAATTGACGACTGGTAATAAAGTTTACTAGTAAGTCTTTAGCAGCAGATAATCCCATGACAGTAATCCTTATGTTTGAGTTGTGAAAGGATTACTGAGTACGGAACCAAACGCCAGCAGTTGCACTAGTCTTGCTGTAAATATATTCAGTGCAAGACGCAGCGCCAGTAGTAACTGGGACAAGGGTAGCAGTCTGTACAGCAGGATTAAAAGTATTACCAGTACCACCACCAAGAGTAAGGGCAGTAACAATCTGCGTACCGCAAATACCAATACGCTGACCATTAACCATAGTAGCAGAAGCAGCAGGCATATTGACTGTCAACGCAGCAATAGTACCAGCAGGATTGATAATTAACTGGCGAGTTTGGGGAGTGAGTGTAAGAGTATCGCCAGTAAGCGGAACCGAAACAGTAAGAACGCCACCGCCAATAGCTGTAAGCGGAGTGTTGATAGTCTGCGGAACAGCACCATTAGCAGCATGAGTATCGGTAATGACAGTCTCATAGCCGGTTAACGCAGTAGGGCCAGCAGGAGCGTAAGCACTACACACTCCACCATTACCATAGCGCAAGCACTGTGTATCAGCAGGAACGTTTAACGTAGCAAGTCCTGCACCAGTTCCACCGGATTGAGTGGTATACTGAGCAAACGCAACGCCAATAATAGAAAGCAAAGCAAAGATAGAAAGTCCAAGTTTCTTTAACATAGATGTAGCTCCCAATTTTTCGCACCATGCGAAACAGTTAAATCAGACTAACGCACTCCACCACCAACCATCTTTAAAACAATTGGCGATTTAGTTTCTTGATTTGCGATTTCTGATTTAACATTTAAATTAGGAACGCTATTAATCGTAACTGGCTCTTTGTTGTCAGCTCTAACTAACTTAACAACCATTTCTCTCACATTTAAATTATTGTTAGTAGAATTATCAATTTCAACTTTGCCAGTATAACCTAAAATATCAGAATACAACTTAAAAGCTGCTATCCTATCCTTGGCTTCTATTGTGGAGAGAAAAACGCCATTGCGCTCAACCTTCTCACCCTCAGCCAGCTTCAGCACCTTAGCCGCAAGCTGTTCCCTGTCAAGAGGAGCTGCACTAAGTTCTAAAGTTTTTAAATAAATATCCCTAGATGCTATAACAACAGGGTCAGCCAACCAATTAAAACTTACCCATAAAGCTTTGCTAGTTTCATCAAATATTTTGCAAGCTGCTTCAAACGGGTTTGAACTTTTAGCTAGCTCGATACCGTATTGCTTTTTTAAATTTTCGTCAGATTGATAAGCAGGAGCTTCAACAGGCTCAGGAGCCTTAGCCCAAGGGGACGCCACCACCTTTTGCGGCGTATCTACAACAAACGACGGTGATGTTACCCAAGGCTGCATTGCCCACACATACACAGAAAAAAGGCCCCTCGCAAGAGGAGCCTTTCAACCCTGCACTTTACCAATTGGGGTCAGGACCAATAACCTAGCTCAGCATAACCACCAAGCGTTCATTTAAAGCAAGGGTACATCCGGCCTTGCATCATGGCTCATTACATAGCCACTGATTTATATCCTGTCAACATCGCTTTAATAATTATTTGGTGCTGGCTGTAGGGGTTGAACCTACGACCTACGGTTTACAAAACCGTTGCTCTACCACTGAGCTAAGCCAGCTGGCGCGCTCTGCCGGGGTCGAACCGGCATAGTCATTGTTTGGTGCCCATGGTTGGATTCGAACCAACACTGTTAGGATTTTAAGTCCTCTGTCTCCTGCCGTTGGACTACATGGGCTGGTTTTCTAAAATTTATTTGCTTACGCTGGTTAAACTTACCTGAGCACGATCTACTGCAAAATGGTCCCGGTTTACCTTTAACAAATTGATTTCCTCTTATTTGCCGCATAGGTTTGGCAAATGAACTGTCGCACTCTAAGCAAAGTCCTTCAAACCACTCTGTAGCTTGTTTGCCGTTCTGTCTAGCCTTTTGGATATTTTCTAGTAGCTTTAAAGGCTGAAGATTTTCTATATCGTCATTTTTAAAATCTTCATCTATGTGATCTACAGTCAAGTCATCAGGTAGAACGCCATTAGCTTCCTCATACAAGTATCTAGCATAGCTAGTTGTACTTGTACTTTTATCTGAATAATAGAATACAACTCGCTTTCTGCCGTCACGCTTTGAAACGTAAGGACCGTAAACTTTTAAAAGCTGTTTTTCCACACTGTCTACCAATTCCACCAAGAGCGCAATAGATTTAAAACACCTTAGATAGCGTCAACTGATTTAACACCATCTGTTTAAAGCCATTAGGCCCCATACGGCAGGAGACAACAAACCCCATTTGAGTAGCTTTAGTACACGCTGCCAAAGCTGGAGCAAGTGCTTCTACAATTTCTTGCTTCAATTCTTCAGCAAGCTCAGCGTCAGACTTAGTTGTTACTAGCTTGATTGGGTCATTCATGTCTTTTGCTTCAAAGTTGACTTGATCGAATTAAAATATTTACCCACACTAGCACTATCTCGCATCGCTTCAAAAACACTCTTGTCTACGTCAACATAAGTATAATCTCTGCTGTTACGAAACCATACAGTAAGCTCATGTGTTTCATCATCATAGGAGCAACTGGCTAGCATTGAGCTATTCGGAAAATCAGCTTCATATTTCATTCTTTATTTTCCTCTACTTCTGCTTCAGCGTCACTAACTGCGATAGTTTCAATTGAGCAATGATTAGTATATGCCCAATAGCTCAACGCGCCAAGAGCTTTTCTATCTTCATAGCTAGAATAATTAAAGCGTTTTTCAACTACTATTTTATCATTCTCGCGTAGTGAATAAACAATTGCTAGGATTGGTAGCTTGTGCTGTATAGGGGCTTTCTCAGCGCCTTCTTTGTATTCAACCATTTGTTATTCCCTATTGGGCTGCATATTAAGATTAGCAGTCATCAACATACCATCTGTCAAAGTCTTTTGCCACTCCTGATATTGACGCCATTCCGGCTTACTAATAACTACAATATCTCCATCTTTGAAAAAATTGTAAAGATTATTCATCACTTCTCGCCTATTGGCGTCAGCTACATAATCTCTAAGAATGTTATGGTAAATTGTTTGAACTGCACGCTCTATAGCTATGCGCTCTTTATCAATAGTCAAAATATCAATCATTCTACCATTTCCATTTTAATTATTAAAGTGGGGTAGGTAGTCTGAGCTACCTACCCCTAATATCATTTGGTGATGCAAATGACCCTACTGCCGTAGCAGTAGGGGTAGAAATTAAACAGTACGACCAATCAACGCACCATCAGCCGGGGCGGTCCATTCACCATACTTTTCACCAGCCTTAACCGGACGAATGGTGAACTTACGATTGTACTTCTTAACATCCAACTGCACAGTTTCCGTAATCTTGGTGCCATCAGGATTAAGAGCAGCCTTCTTAGTCACCTTGTCACGCACAGCGCGAGTAACAGTCTTTTTCTCGCCAGTAGGTTCGCTGTACTTTTCATTCTGAGCAGAAACAGTGCTGCCCAATGCCTTTACAGCATCACCCTTACTATGCTCAGTATTAGCAGAAAAGAACGTACCACCTACCGGAAGATCAGCAAACGGGTACTTAGTCGGCGCACCGCTACCAGACGTGTTACCACGCTTCTTAGCCGGGGGCAGAGCTGCGTTAGTGATGATTTCATACTTAGGCTTGTCGCCAGCAGAACCATTACCAGCAGCAAGATAAGCCTCAGCTGCATCAGTAGCACGGCACAAAACTTCAGTAGGAGCAGCCGGGTTAGTCACAGCTGTATTGATTTCAATCAAGCCAGCAGCAACCATAGGCTGACCCATAGCCTGACCAACATAAATGTTAGCGCCAGCCTTGGTAGCATCAACAATCTTCTTCAGATAACCCTTATCAACACCAGACATTATTTCATTTCCTTTTATGATTTTCGGGAAACCATTTTCCCTTATTTCAATAACTGTGATTTAGCAGCTTGGTTCAATTCGTCAAGAGGCTTTTCTATTTTTTGTGAGCAGTCCTCCAATAATTTTTCACCTTCAGCAGAGCAAACTTTACAATACGCAACTTGAACTCGCCCATCTAGGTAATAGGCTTTGTCATGCTGCTTTGTCACGGTTTTACCTCATTGAGCCTAAGCTGTTTTCTGACTACTTGCTTAACCGGCTTTTCAACTACAACTTGTCCATTTTGATATCTAATTATTACAGTTTCAGGATGCTCTTTAATATAGTCAGTCAAAACTTTCTCAAGAAAAGCAGTCTTACCGCTTTGGCGTGGGGATACCAAAAATTTCATTCTTTTGTCTCATTATCATTTACCGCTGGCTGTTGAAACAAATTCATATAGCCAACTGGAATTAGGTCTAGCTTGTTAAAAATAATAGTGGTTCCTTTTCGCAAACCCCACATTGCTCTGATGTGATTAAGCTGAAAATTAAACTCCACAGGGGTAATCCTCAGCTAGCTTGCTAAGCTCTCTAGGATCAGCATCAGGAAGCTTTACAGGCTCACCTAAAGTCTTGACCGGCTTACCGCCTACGGTTTGCATTTCATGCCACAGCTTAGGCTCAGGCCCTCGCAAACCTTGAAGCCAAACAAAATATTTAAATTTATCTTTAGTCATTCACTATTTCCTCATTCTTTGGCACTAACCGCCATTCGTAAAACTCAGTTACTATTCGATAAGCATACTTAAGGCATATACCATGCTTGAACGCAACTTGTTTTACAATACCACCATTAAAAATATCTAAAGCCACCTGTTTCTTTTGCTCTTGCGATAACTCAGTAGGTGGCTTGCGTCGTTTTTTTCTTTTCACCTACCCTCCAAAATTTTATGCTTTTTGCCAAGCTTTCCTTTTGAAATATTTAAAGCATGTTCTTTAGACTTTCGTTTTCCTAGCGCAGCTATTGACATTTTAATTTTAGTTTCATCACTAATCTTTTTTCCTCTGTTACCGTCACCTATCTTTTGCTTATGCTCAGTTGATCTATTTTTGGCAGCAATGGACATTTTTAGTTTAGCTTCATCAGATAATTTATGCCCGCTGTTTCTTCCAGCAACGCTAGCTATATTATAACCTATATTTCTGTCATAACACTTAGTAATATCTAACCAATATTGCTCACGTTCAAGTAGCTTTTCTTTCTCACAATATTCTATCACTTCAAATTTAAAGCTAACATTCCAATACTTATTCCAAGCATTTTGTAACCTACAATTATTATGGCGTTTTAAATTTAAATCACTTTTATGCTCTCTCCATCGTCTAGCAACATTTGCGCCACAGCCAATATAAATTTTACCATTAACTGTATTGGTTATTTTGTAAATTCCTGATTTTAACATTTTAACCAAAAAGTATGCTTAACGATACCCACACTACATACAG